CGCAACCCGCCTCGGTGTATGCCAGATGATTACAAGGTGGACTTTGATGCGTGGGATGGCTCGGTGCCATGTCATGTGCAGAGTTACCGTGACTATTATGCGGATGCCAAGCGGCATCTGCATAAGTGGACGAACGTGCGGAGGCCAGAATGGATGACAGCCTAAAGCGCAAGTGGTGGGAGTGGCACAAGCAAAACCCTCACGTCTATGAATTGTTCGAAAAGTTTACCTTGGACGCCATATCCAAGGGCCATGAGCGTCTGAGCGCATGGCTGATTGTCAACCGCATTAGGTGGGAGACAGCAGTTGAGACGCGTGGTGATGACTTCAAGATTAGCAATGATTTCATCGCCTACTATGCGCGGTTGTTTATGCACAACCACCCTCGCTACGAGGGATTTTTCAAAACGAAAACTCTGAGGAGAGATTGATATGACTAATGCAAATGATGTGGCCAAGACGTTGGCGAAGAAGAAACTTGGTGAGTACAGCACCGAGCAGACGAAGCCAGTGGTTGCGAAGGAGGTGCGCCAACACTTCCCTCGCAAGACGACGACGGTCAAGAGTTCACCAAAACCAGTAACGTCTGCGAAGGACTATGCCACACGGTATCCTGCGATACAAACGCCGAGTGTTCTGAGCAAGGCCAAGGTGGATGCGAAGTTGAAGGCCATGCAGGAGTTGCCTTGGCCAAAGGAGACTGCGGTTTACAAGCGTGCAGACTTCGAGAAATTGGTGAGTGTGCTTGCGGATTACATGTTGGATGTGACCGAGGGTGCAGGGCTGATCAATGCAGGGACTGCGGGGTCTGCTTTGCGGGACGCGTTGGCGTCTGTGATACCAGACCACTTCAAGCACCGTGATCCCTACGATGGTGAGTATCGTGTGATCAGCGTGGAGGACAAGTGATGGGGGAAGTAAAAACCTACACGGTGTCGCGTAGCTACATGGTTACGAGGTGTGCAGACGTGGAAGCAACAAGCGAAGCGGAAGCAGATCGGATTGCGCGTGAAGACGCGGATTTGCATTGGAAAGAATACGATGGCGAGTACATCGCCGAATGTGATTACAACGTGGAGGAAGCGTGATGACTGTAATTGAAACTGTGATGACCCTTTGGGGTGCAATGAGCATGGCCGAGAAGAAAGAACTTATCTTGGCCATTGGCGAGGCGTCTGTGAAGGACGGGCTTGTGAGTGAAGAGGATGTGAAGTCTGCGCCCAAAGCCAAGAAGGGGAAGAAGAGCGGCAAGCGTATGCCGTACAAGCCTTTCTGGATGAAGAGCGTTGATGGCGTGGATGATACCAAGAAGGGCATGTTCCGCATTGAAGGCGAGTGGGTGAATGACGTGCAGAAAGACGTAGCGTCAGGCAACATGGTGATTGTCGGTACGAAGTCACCGAAGCATTACTATCTGGCGAAGAGAAAAGATGGCGCAAGCCTTACGCTTGCGGTGGATGGTGGCGATATGACTGTCCCTCATTTGGTGCGTGTAACAGATGCTGACCGCTTTGCAGGTGTCGAGGCGGCGATTACAAAAGCACTTGCGGCGTAGATGAAAACATCGTAAGTGTATCGTGTGTTATACACATTGATGGAGGGAACACTATGGAAAGAAACGGAGATAGCAGCACATGGGGACGCCCTGCGTCCTCATGGTCTGCACCACACCAAGCTCCACCTCTTGCATGTTTTGTGAACTGCATAAGCGAAACAAAAAGCAAGGAATACAATGGAAAATCAATTAGACCGGATCGAGTGGAAGCTCGATCAAGTCTTGGCCGCAATCCTCAGAGGAGAGGTTGGCTCAGACATCGCTGGTACAGAGGTGGAAACGCGTACAGTCCACCTCAATATGCCACAATTCACAACCAAGCAACATGCGGCACTGCAAATGCTGTTGCGTGGGGCTGACAACAACGAAATCGCAGAGCGGTTTAACGTGTCACCAAATACCAGCAAGGTTTATGTGCGTGGGATAGCTAAGAAACTAGATGTGCAAACAAGAGCGCAGATAGTGGTGAAGATGTTGGACACATTCAACGATTTCGATGACAACAGCTACCGCATGCTGACTGGTGGACTGCCGAAAGATTGGGATCAAAATTACGCGGAACCCGATCCATTCGCAAACTTATACCGCGTGGAGAGAGGAGAGGATGACACTTAAATTAAATCTAAGAAACGATGTCTGGCAAGTGATGGGTACTGTGATCACGCCAGAGGGAGAGAAAGTCAGGGTGAGGAAATCAACTGGCTTTACCAAACACCAGAAGCAATATGCGAGTGCTGCAATGTCTCGCATATTGCACGACGCAATGAACGGGTCGGTAGTCGAGGACGATGCCACGTCTGTTGATGATGCCATCCGTCTGTATCTGACCCGGCCAAACCCGCCGGGGAAGACAGACGCCGTTGTCTTGAATGTTTTCTCCAGAGCCATGGGGGAGATGCCGCTGAATAGTTTGCAGGTGCATGAAGTTATGAAGCATGTGAATGGAAGGGGGAACAAGGCAGGCACGGTTGCGCGTGAACTCAATAGCATCAATGCAATGCTTGCACATGCCAAGGACATGGGGCTGAATGCGCCAGACTTTCGCTTGAAAAGGCCAAGTGTGGATGATGCGCGGTCACGTTGGTTGACTGAGGATGAAAGGGACAGGCTGATTGCGGCCTGTTCAGACGAGATACGTGGGCTTGTGACGTTCCTGTTCTATACGGGATGTACGATTGGCGAAGCGTTCGCGTTGAACTGGCAAGATGCGCGTGGAGGAAGAGCATTCTTTACGCGTAGTAAGGGCAAGATGCGTAAGCGTCGGACAAGGGCAGTGCCTTTGACTGACGAGGCGCAGAAAGCCATGGGTGCAGACACAGGTGGACTTGTGTTTACACGGCCAGATGGAAGGGAGTGGGAGCGCAATGCGTTCTATGACTTCTTTAACCCAAGCTGTATGGCGGCAGGGATCACGGACTTCACAGCCCATGATTGTCGGCATACCTTTGCGTCTCACCTTGTGCAAAAAGGTGCGTCGTTGAGAGCGGTGGCTGACCTACTTGGTCATACGTCGTTGGCAATGGTGATGCGGTACAGCCATTTGGCACCAAGTCACCTGAGTGACACCGTCAACCTCTTAGGGTGTGGTGGCACAAAAGCGACACACGGTACTGAAAGAGCCATATAAATAAGGCTTTTGAGGTGGCATTGATACCCCTGCTAAGGGAGTAGGCCCGGAAGGGTCTCGAGGGTTCGAATCCCTTCGTCTCCGCCACCTCAACCTCAGTGCAAAATGTCGCGCGAACAAGCGTCGAGCGGTGTCATCGCTCGCGCAGAGCGCAAGAGAGAGGTGTCTGTTGTCACGTATGTGACACAGTTAAGTCTCACTTGTATATTTTATTAGACACCTGTAGAGTGTTTAGTAGATCAAGTATAGCGAGGTTAAATTAACATCATGAACGACAAAATAAAAGTAACAGCAAATATCAAAGCTCCCTTCACAGACGTTGATTACAAAGAGATTGATGCTCTTTGTGAAAGTTTAATAATAACATGCGAAAGAATGAGGAGTGATAGCCCATCCGTCTATGCTCGTAACACGGCAAGCGACATCATTGATATGATCGTTGATTTGAAAATTGATCTGTCGAGCTTCGGCGAAAAGCACGCACAGCAACTTGATGCAGACGGGTTCGTAACAATCAAAAGCACATCATATGAAAGGGTAGCACATGAGCAATGAAGCAGAATTGATTAAGGTCGGAGAGGTGTTTGTCGTACAGAAAGACAGCACTTTGATTGGTGCCGAGGTGGCGTTCACTGAGAACGTCAGGAACAAACAAGGGGCGGCAACGACCCTTGATCTGATGCGAGGTGCGCTTAACAACAGCGGCTGGATTACACAGACAGTTATGCGTGTGGAGGACAAGGTAGATGCACAGACTGACACATCAGCAGAAGGTGAACGCGGTGAAGATAATCAAACACCTCCGCAGCCAGCCGCCAAG